TCAGAAATTGATAGTGGTTTATCTTTAGCCATTAGTTATAACTATACCCACCTGAGGTATTTCCTTGTTCTAATTTTTTAAATAATTTTTCGTGTTGTTCCATGATCTCTTTATCAGAGTCCTGCATGTCATCCATCTTCTCATCTAACATCTGTACTCTAAATTCTAATTGATCAATTTGATTTTCAAGTACTGCTTGAGTTGTAGAAAGTTCAAATGTTCTAGATAAAGACCATCCCCCTAATGCAATTAGGAGTCCTACTAACAGCGTTAAAACTTTTTCCATCATTGGCAGCTATCACATTCTCCAGTGTCATCCACTACCACACCATTGTTTTCATAACTAGCGTCTTCAGCTTTTACATGGCAATCACAATTTCCACACTGACATATATCTAAATATTCATCAATATGTTCCTTACCACCACAGTGGCAGTCGTGATTACAACTTTTACATTTATTCATCGTCTTTACCTTTTGGCAGACCAGAGGCCAACCAATCTAAAAATTTCTTGAACGGCCATAGTAAAAATTCTATAAATTTTTTTATCATAGGACCCTCCCATAATAATTTAGTTTATTAAGTTTATTAAAATAATAATAGCTACAACAACACCAATAGCAATTTTCTTATTGGCTACAGCTAGCTTCCATATTCTCTTAGCTTCAGTCATTATCTTTTCCATTTTTCTCCTCCAGGTTTGTATAGTGGTAGTCGTAACTACCTTCTTCATGTTCATCAGTAATCCATTTGGAAGTGTTTTCTACAGACCATGTCTTTGTATTAACAAGTCTATTTATTACGTTCTCCGATGGATCTGCAGCTAACGATGGGTCAAATACTCTTAACCTATTGTTAGGCTGGATTGCATAATTGCCTTCATCTAATTCAATTACATGACCGCACTTATGTTGGTCAGGCTTTTCTGAATAACCGAAGTTTAATTCATTATAATCGCCTGGGCACCAATCAATGGTGAACAAATACGTACCTTCTCTTTTCACTTTACGTCTAGATATGTATATCATCTTAGCGCCTTTTAAGTGATAAAAAGTTGTAACGCCAACATTATAGCTGAAACTGTCCCACATTACCAGCTCATTTAAAGGTAGTTCTTTTACACCTGGTTTAGTACAAAAAGCGGATATAGGTGCTCTCCACCATAGCCCACCATCTTCCATCATGTAATGAAATAAAGGTACCTGTCCAGGTAGGGATGTAAATCCAAATATAACGCATGGAAAATATTTATCGTGAGAGTCTTTTTGATCTCTGAGATAGTTGCCACGTACATAGCATTCTATGATTGGTATGTTTGCATTTAAGTACATAATTAATCATTTATCTCCCCCCAGTTATCCCCTGATTCATAATCAACTTTATTAGGGACTTCCAGGTTAACGGCATTCTCCATAATTTCGATGACCTTTTTAGCTTGTCCCTCATTCTCTATAGACAAATCTAATTCATCATGGATTTGTATATGCGGTATTATTCCTTCTTTGTAAAGCTCTAACATAGATTTTTTTGTCATGTCCGCTGCGCTACCTTGTATCAATTTGTTTAATGCTTTATAAGTGTAGGCTCTTTTAATCCCTGGTCCATGTTCCTTGAGTGCATCTTCATGAGTCATGGCCTTATGCATACCGAAACTATTGGGTTCCCATAAATGAAACCTACATAACCTACCTAACAACGTTCTTATTTGTCCTCGGTCCTGTGCTCTGTTAGATGCTTTATCCATTAACTGTTTAACAAATGGGACTTTAGCATGATAGGTATCAAAAAGTTCTTTAGCTTTCTCTTTAGTTACTCCTAGTTCTGCTTGTAGTTTAGCTTTACCCATTCCATAAAATAATCCAAGGTTAATTGTCTTAGCTTGTGACCTAGGAATCTGAGCCATGTCCGCTACTGTTCTGTGAAAGTCTGCGTCAGGATCATTTTGATATGCTTCAACTACGTCATAAACAGAGGGTAGTTTATATAAAGATGCGTAATGGACCACCAACCTAGGTTCTTGCTGAGAATAGTCAAATACACCCCATCTACAGCCGTCCTCGGGTATAAATAATGACCTTATCTTAGGTCCAAGATCCTTGTTCCTTGCAGGAATTTGCTGGAGGTTTGGATTCTGATAAGAGAACCTTCCTGTAACTGTACCACCACCTGCATTTCTTAATTGGTTTATCTCTGCATGTATTCTTCCTTTATGTTCATGTCAGTTTTTTCTGTACGAGGATACTCTAATCTTAATACATCAAATACATTAGCAATACTTCTTGCTGCCCATATCTGTGTGTCAATATTTGTTTCCCCTTTAATTTTATTTAACAGATCATGCTCTGCTTTTTTAAATTCTGTTTTCATTGTGTGTGCTCTTTCAATATCTACACGCACACCTTTAAATCTCATGTCAACTAGGCATGGAAATAAATCAGACTCTAAGTCAAATATATCTTCTAGGTCCTGATTAATAATTTCTTTTTTCATCTCTTGCCAAAGTCCTAATGTAACTTCAGCGTCTCGTTCTGCGTATGCACCTACATGCATAGATGGTAGCTTATACATTTCAGACTTAGGGTCTATCCCCCACTCTGATGCAGCCTCAGCCAGGGCAGCTTCGTTCTTACCATACCCCAAGTAATGCCATGATAAACTATTGAGATCATAACGAAATCTATTCTCATCAGTCACTGCTGCAGCTATCATTGTACACGCTATATCACCATTAATTTTAAAACCCATGGCCCTAATCCAACAAACATCATACATTGCATTGTGAAATATTTTTGTTGATGGTGCTTCTAGTACGTCTTTAAACCAAGATAATACTCTTGCCTTCTCCATGTTACCCCCACCTTCGTGAGCAATTGGAAAATATCCTTTGTAATGTTTGGTAGCAACTGCAATACCAATTACTTCTCCATTACCAATAACTGAACCAGATCCTTTTTTAATTAGATCAGGATCTTTTGTTTCTAAGTCGATTGCAATCTCGTCTACCTTCCTTAAGTCAGGAAATTCTGTAGGCTTAACCCATTCGGTTTGTGCTTCAAACTTTGGTATCTTCATAATAAGTAACAGATCAGACAAACTAAAGTTATCAATAACATATAGTGAGGAATGTGAGTTGGTTCTCTCATTTTATTATCCCCCAGGAATTATTTTTATCTTTTGGTTTATCTTCTTTAACTTCTTTCTCTGGATAATCTCTTTCAATTATCATTTCTATAAAGTGAATAGCTTTATCCAAATCTTGTTTTTTTCCTTTCAGCCTGTGACGGCAGATGTATTTTATAGCGCATCCCTCTGGAAAAAGCAATTCATTTTCAACTACAAATTTACTTGGCTGAATTTTAAAATTTTGATAGTGACTCCCGCCGTGCTGCTTATCCCAAACTTTCGATGTCATATCCTCTGTCCTCCCTTTTAGCTGTCATTATATATAAATTTTGTTTTGTACGTGTTACACCTACATACCAAACTCTTTGTTCCTCATCATACTTGTCCTGACTTTTTTCCGTTGCTTCTCTAATTGTTTTTGTATTATCTAAAATTAATAAAACATTTGTAGCCTCTCCACCTTTAGCAGAATGTATTGTTGATAATTGAATTCGTGCATTTAATCTTAATTCTTCTTCATGTCTTAACATCTCTCTAATATAAAGACATTCTTCAGGATCATTTTTAAAAACATCAAACCATCTTTGAGTATTACTAAATCCAAATTCTTTTAAATCGTACAGCCTTTCTTCTGTAGGGTAAGAGCCTTCATCTAACCCAGTGTATTCTAGTATATCCCTTAATTCACTTATTGACAACTGATCTCCTTTATCAGCCCACCTGGTGTAGTTTAGAATACTTCTAAACAATGTAGCTTTATAACTTTTACGTCCTTTAAATTGAAAATAAATTCCCATGTCTCTAAGAATAGGTTTAAGTTTTTCTAGTCTATCGTTTGTACGGGCCAACACTAACCAGTCCCCTTCATACAAAGGAGCATCTTCAATTGCCGTTATATAATCTATAAAACCATCTTCATCTCTAGGTTTCCAATTCTTCCTAACTCTTCTATCTTCTGGAATTCTTTCTAAAATTTTATCTGCGACACTTTGGACTTGTCGTGGTACTCTATAAGATTGTGGCAAGATAATGTCTTTTTTAGATTGAGTAGCTATAAATTTTAAGACATCTGCACCTGCCCACCCATAAATAGCTTGATCATCATCACCTGCTAGTATAACATATTTGGAGTTTTTTCTTATAATATCTACCATTTTCCACTGAATTGGTGATAAATCTTGAGCCTCATCAATGAATACTACGTCATATTTCGGACACAATTCAGCCATATTTGGATCCGTAAATTTTTCGATCATGTCGGTAAAATCTTTCAATTGAAAAGATTCTTTATAATTATTTAATTCTAGTTCCAAAATGTGTAATAAATTTTTTTCAAGTTCGTAAGAGTACATTCCAGTATTATATTCATCTTCAATAGAACACTCTTTTATTCTAGCTGCATTTATTAAATTAAAATATTCACTGTTAGAATCTACAAATCCTGTAGACTCTTTCCCATCTGAATAAACTGTAACCTCTATTCCTAACTTTCTACCTATATCTTCGTAGTGTTCATCCTGCATTACTTCGCTCTTCTTCATACCCAATCTATTGAATGCTAATGAATGCAGTGTTCTGAAATGTTTTAAATCTTTTCTTTGTAAATGTTTATATGACTCCAGCATTCTATCGATAGCTTCGTTAGCTGCTTTAGTTGTGAATGCAAAGTACCCTATCTTATCTAAAGATGTCCCTAACTTATAAAATGTTTTGACATAATTTATAAGTTTTGTTGTTTTCCCTGTTCCCGGAGGCCCGAATATTTTACGACTGATCACATTATCTCCGTCTTATGTTTTATTTTAGTATGATGTATTGGTACTTCTTCAAAATCTTTTATATTTATCTGTACTACATTTTTAACTGAGGCTGTGTACTTACCTTTTTCTTTAGTAGGAAATCTTTTTTGATCCAGGAATTGTACATCACAACTCTTGTATATTGATTCCATCATCCTACCTGTCTTCTCTTCTTTATATTTCCAATCTTTAGCTTTTAATCTGTCATAAAATTTATCAAATTTAAAATAAGCATAACCTTCTTCTATTAAAACTGATCCAGTTTTAAATGCTGCATCTGTTGTAGCCTTCGGTCCATTAATCTTAGTGTGTAAAACATCGTGAAGTTTTTCTTTAGGAGAAGTTCCTATTGGTGGAGATACTGTGGTCTGTGTTTTATATAACTCATCCATTACAGTTTGTTCTGCATCCCCTTTAATTAATGGTGGTAAAAATCCTGCAGCTTTCGCTATTGCATTTCTACGTTTACGTTGATCATTTAAATGTTCTATTGATTTACAGTGTACTGTTGCTTTACCGATACCGTCTGGTTTTGTTACATCAAATTCGTATTCAGGTTCTTCAAAAATTTCTATCTTTCTTAAGTTAGTTAAGCCCGGATAAGATCCCTTAGAGCCGGATAAGACCCCAAACTTTTTCTTAACACAGATACCTTTTTTACAATGTTCAAATAAAGGATCTTGATTACAGGTATAACCTTTCTCTGTCTTAGCCCATGATTTTATTTTAGATTTTAGTTTCTGATCAGTCCAGGCATTCCCATGTATCTCTTCAAAATATTTTACTGGTGCATTTTTAACTTTATCTTCCCAAGTGTCTGGATATTTCATCTTAACTAGAACGTGATAGTTATACATAAACCTATCTTTCCCATCAAAATTCTTTTCTTTAGAAAGTTTAGATAATACTGCCATGCATGGAGGACCATCTATAAAGTCCCCATTAACCCCCTCATATATTTTTCTATCAATACCTTCTGTTATTTGTTTTAAATCTTCTCTTGAAACTGTGTTAGCTTCAACTAATTGTAAAAAATTATCTAATGTAAAAGATGTTCCATCGACGTTTAATCCTTTTCTTTCTCCCCCATAGTAAGGCAGATTAATAAATTGTCCTGGTCCTATCTTCCCTGTTGATTCGTCTCTAGTTAGTTCTGTTTGTTTAGGAAATATTTCTGTATTAGGTTTTAGTTTAAATAATGGAAGTAAATTAGTTAAGAAAGAAACAACATCTTTCGCACTCATAAACTCCTCTATAAATATCCATAAATGTAATCCACCACTTTTAGATTCTACTGGTATTAAAGGTAAATCAAATTCTTGTATCTTGTCTATGAAAAATTTTTTATCGAAGTCTGCATAATCTTTTGGATCAATATCAATGACTCCTAGTCTTGCTTCTTTATCTGTATTACATGGTTGAATACCAATTGAAATCTTTCCTTCTACATGAGAGTTATATATCTCCTCTGTAAGAGGTTCAAAATTCCATCGGTATACTGGTCTCTTCTTTCCGCTTTCTGGGTCGATCTTTGCTTCTTCATGCTCGAAGTCAGCCAGCCCGTAAGCCTCCCGATAACCATCAAAATATTTTATATATCTTTTATCCATAACTTATTATGTGGGCCCTCCAGTCTCCCTTTAGGCCCACAATGTGCACTCATTCTCTCAGAGAATTAGATAATGCTTTGTTGATCCTTTGGTTTATCTTCACCATGTTTTGCTTTGACACTTCCTTTAGAAATGTTTTCAGAAAACGTTTTGGCTTGTTGATAAAGCGATTGATCAGTTATGGGTCCAACCTTACTTACTTCCCAACCAAACCAAGTGCCTTTATCATTTGACATTTGAGTTGTTTTTAGTCTGTAAATATGGCTAAAAGAAGCCGGTGTAAATAAACCGTTCTTACCTTTTAGTTTGATTCCCGACATCATTGAGTTCCATTTTCTACTAATTTTTAATTGAGTAGATTTCATAGATATCAATGCAGTCGATGGACTATCGCCTGTGATGATCACAAAATGCGATGCAGTCTTTTCAATATAATTACCATTTGGTAATCTATCTTTATAGTTTGCATCAGGTTTTGTTTTAGACATAACATCAGATGAAGAATCATAGATTGCAACTGGTGCTCCCGGTCCTTCTCCTCTGTCTTTCCATTCGATGTATTCAAGTTTATAAAATGCAGGAATGACATCTATGCCTTTCACTCCATCGTATAACTCTCCAGAGACAGAATTGAAAATCATTCCTGGCTCTGCACCTTCGACATACTTACCATCACGTTTATTAACTTCTGGTGAAAGTTGTCCAAGGATTTTAAGAAAAGGAAGAGCTAGATCTTCTTGACCTATTTTGCCCAGTCCTTTTGCTGCATCTTCTTCAAACATATTTGAAGGAAGTCCTGCAGTCTTTTT